TCATGGTCACGGGAATTGATCGACCATCAGGCAGCGGTACATAGGCTTCTGGGCGAGAGCCCTCCCCAAAAAGGGCTAACTGGGGTGAGTTGGCGATACCGCCGCTGGCATAGCTGCGCAATGCGGTGGGGCCTGCGGAAGTCATGACACCGCCGCTCGCAAAACCAAAGACGCCAGCCATGGCGTTGGCCAGCGGCAGTGTGATTGCCCGCTGAATTTGAATCCTGATCAAGTCCGAAATGATGGCGTTGGCCAAGGTCCTGAAATCAAGCTTCCCGGTCATCACAAAATTCACCAATGCATCGGTCATGCCGTTAAATGCACGGGTGGTGGCGGACTCCATTTGCTTGCCGATTTGCTCAGCCTCTTGTGCAACGGAGCGAAGTCCTTTCGCAAAGCCCGCCTCGGGATCAGACATCTCCTTGACGCGCAGAGTCAAAAGCGATGCACCATCTGCGGCCTGACGCGCCGCCTCTTCAATCCTTGTAAAAACATCTGCAAGTTTTTCGTTCCCAGGAGCGGCATCAGCCAGTTCACGCGCTTGCCTTGCAAGGGTGGCAAGTTGAAGACCGCTTTCTTGACGTGCGGTTGCCAGCTGCTGCAATGACCTCAGTTCACTGGTCGCGCCCGTCTCACGCAGCGTTTTGATCTGCTCTTCAACGAAGCGGAGCTCGCTCAGCCCTCGGGTTGCTTGCTCTTGCAACTCCTTCATCGACTCGCCGGGCAAGCGAATCTGGCGCTCCAAATTGGACTGCTGCGCGTCACGCTCAAGTCTTTGTCGCTTGAGGGTGATGTCTGCCAAGCGATCTTGAAGCTTGAGTTTGTCCTGCGTGGTCTTGGCGACTGTCTCTAGGCCGCTTCGCAAGATCGCCTCTTCATCTGCAGACAGCGCGCGAAGCTTTTCGGTGAAATCCTCCTGAGCCGCCAGTCGAGCCAGGGTTACTTCTTTGAAACTCAGGTAGCCCTGACTTTCGTAGAGGTCGATGACCCGTTGCCTGTCCTTGAGGATGGCGCTTTCGACATCTACCTGGCCTTGCAGACGCTTAATCTCGCTGTCCATTCCGGCCATTGCATTGGCCGTGACAGCACCAGTCGCCGTGCTGTAGTTCAACCGCTTTCTTGGAGTGGCTGCCTGCGTGGCTGCTTGTGTCGCGGAATTTGAAGCCTCAGTGCCTTTGCGGATCTCTTCAAACCGCTTGGTGACGGCATCTGCCAAAAGCGGCATGTCCCACAGATCGACATAGTTCTGGTTGGACTGCGCCACGATGGCATTTCGCTTCTCCAGCGCTGCCTGCAAGCGTGAGCGGTTTTCATCCGAAAACGGATTGAGCCCTGCGCCCCCAGCCAAGAACGTTCCAGCCAGCTCAATATCTGCCCAAACGCCAGAGAAGCTTCCAATGACCGATTTGATCGTGTGGCCAACACCCCTAAGTGCATCAATCACAACAGCAACCGCATGAGCCGTTGTCTCTGCCCAGTTGGTCAGCGTACCTTCAGCGCGCATGCGCTGAATTCCCTCCACTGCGTTATCCGTCCCCAGCACAACACGCTTGAGCTCTTGTGCCAAAGCGGACATCGAGGGAATAGCCGATGTGACCAATGTCTGAGCAACGAAATTCGACTCTGCTCGCATGCGGCTCATGGCCTTAGAGGCGTTGTCTGCTTCCTTAATTTGCGTAGCAGTCAAGCGAATGTTCAGGTCTTGGTTTTCCGCCAAATCTTTAAGGAACGGGAGCATGGTGGCACCCGACTTCCCAAAGAGCTCCATTGCAATTGCGGTTTTGCCTGCGCCGTCTTCAAACGCTGCCAACTTGAGCGCGACATCGTTCATGACCTCTGCTGGATCACGAAGATTCCCAATGGCATCTTTGGCGCGAACACCTAAAAACTGAAGCGCCTTCGTTGCCCCAGCAGTCTCATCATCCACTGCGGCTAAACCTTTGGAGAGTTTGGCCAGGTTAGCGCCGATTGCCTCGATCGCTGTTCCTGATATGGTGGCCACGGGTGCAAAGCCTGAAAGGGCCACAGCACTTGCACCTGTCTGCTCCGAAAGTCCCTGAAGCGCAGCAGCGGCCTCAATGGACTGGCTGACAAAGGCTCTCAAGGCTGCAACCGAAGTCGCACCGATCGCTACCGCAAAGGTTGTCCTGGCAATGGATGAGACCTGCTGTAGCGAGGTCTTCATGTCATTGGCATGTCGATTTAAAAGTCGCGCCGTCCGGCCGAGATCGGCACGAAACTCAGAGGTTTCCGCCGAAAGCTTGACGACAAGTGAGCCTAAATCAGCCATGCTTTTTGACCCTGTGAGCAAACATTGACTTAAAACGGGCGACGTTTAAAAGGGCGGCATCCTTACGGGCCTCGACAACCGGCTCGGGTCGATCGACAAATGGCATGAAATCTTCAGGCGTAAAAGGGCGTGCGTGCTTGGTACGGTTGGCGTTGGCAAAGGTCGACGCAATCACACCACTTCTCAGATCAGCACGCATGTCGCCAAAAGGCTCCAGTTTGTAGAAGGCCATCCACTCGGTTATCTCGTCTGATCCGATCCGCTGCAATAGCTCACGAACCGGCATGCCCAGCGCAAGCGCCAAGCGAAAAGCGAAGCGACGAGTGGGATTGGCCTTTAGTCCTTTTTTGCTGTTTCAGCCTGCTCGATGCCGATACCGTTGAGACGCTGGGCTACCGAAAACACCCGGTCCAGCGCGCGTGCACTTTTGCGGCCAAGAGCGGCGATGTCACCTTCCTCAAACAGCCGCGTTCCGCTTGTGTCGCACAGGGTCAACGCAACAAGCCTGGCTCGAACGTTTTCCATGCGACCTTCCTTTGCACCATCGCGCGCAATCAGGCTGCTCTCAAAGGCATCGCGGTCGGTGCCACTCATGGTGCGGACATAGACATCACCACCCCATTCAGGCACAAGGACGGTTTCGCGCGGCAGATCATCGGCCGCTAGGATGGCCTCTTTTGTAAGGATATTCATAGTCTTCATGCCTCTGTGATGTCGCCGTCGATTTCGATAGTGACGCTCGCCTCAACCACGGCATCCACACCACCTTGAACACTGAACTGTGTAACGTAGCCGTAGAAAGTCCATATAGCAGCAGGTGTGGTGTCGGTGAAGGTGATCTTGAACTGGCGGCGCACGCGGTTGGCTCGATCGGTACGAAGGCCCTGATGGACCGTGTCGTCAGGATTGAAGTGCAGGCTCAGCGAGAGTTGGCCTTCATCGCGAAGACCGACTCTCTTTTCTTTGGCCGTTGAGGCAAGGTTGGTGACGTCAATAACAGAAGCCTGTCCCCCAGGTCCCTGAAAGGAGACTACGTTGGGGATGGTCTCAAAGGTTGTGGCTCCAAACCGGGCAATGGCGATGCCCTGCGCGGTGATGGCAGTACTAGGCATAGAAGGCCTCCATGAAAAAAATTAAAAAAATCTACCTACCGTGACCGGTAGTAGGTGAAGTCCACGGATACCCGGTAGGTACCGGCTTCATCATCGAAATCGGTAAGACCCATGCGTACATCGGCCACCGTTTTGATACTGTCCAGCAAGGCCGAGAGAACCTGGTCTTGTAATTGCTCGCAAGCGACCAGCGTTTGGGCGTAGGCATCAACTTGCACCCTCGAGCGCCGCAGCTGGTTGGGTCCGTCCAGGGATGCAACACTTGATTGATCTACAGGGGTGTAGACAAGCGTGGGGTACTGCGCATCCGCAGGTGCAACGATGGCGTACACCTGTCCAGCGGCCAGATGTTTGATCGCGTCATAGAAGTCCTGCATCAAAAATCCTGTATCACTATCGACCATTCAAGGCTCGCGCTTCTATCTCGATGCGCTGGGTCAATCGCTGCTTGATGGCATCAACGGCTTGGCGGCGACGAGACTCCAGTGCCGGACGCAGGAATGGCCTGGCAGCCATCTTGCGAGTACCGAACTCAACAAAGCGCCAGTACCAAGCATCCTGCGACAAGGTGCCGCGCTTGCCTTGATTGCGGTACTTCTTGCCGTAGCGCACCAGAACGTAAAACGTCTGGCGACCCCCGCCTGAAAGCTCGCGAACGTGCTTCATGATCACCGATCGCTTTAGCGTTCCAGGTGGTGGTTGCTTAGCGCCAAGCGACTGCGCAGCTTTTGGAGCTTGAGCACGCGCCTCATCCCGTATAACCTTTGCGCCTGCGTAAACCGATGCCCTGAGCCCTCGATTTGCAACACGCTCAGGAAGATCACGAAGTGCACGATCAAGTAGTGCCAGTCCTTCAATGCGAACTGTTTCAACCCTAGCCATTGCGTGCCCCCTCACTTGCCAAAAGCATGACCGAGACATTGGCCTCGTCAACATGTAGGGCTGCGTGGATAGAAAAAACGCGCTCTCGAAATAGAACTCGCATTTGTGCAACGCTCTTGGGGTCGTTGAATTCGGATCTGTGACGCACAGTAATCTGATGACTCACCACCGCAGCTATACGATCTGCAATACGCGCCTCACGCCCTGATATCGGTTGGATATCTGCCCAGACAGTCGCCATATCGCTCCAGGTGTGTGTCGGCGCACCCAATACATCCTTTGCAACGGTGGGCAACTGGATGCAAATACGATGGCTCAACTGGCCAGCACTGACTGAGCTCATACAACGCTCACGCGGTAGCCGTCTAAAAGACCATCTACAAAGGGCAACGAGTCGATGCGACCGCGCGTTAGCACTGCCATTTCCTCCCGATGTCCGTAGAGACTTCCCACACGCAACTTGATCCAACTCTTGATGCCCTCGGGCACTGAGGAGCCTGCGCCGTATCCTGCGTCAAAGGTGACGATCACAGAACCGATCTGTGGAAGAGTCGGGGGCCAAGTCTTTCCAAATACCGGAGTGAGTCGCGCAGGCTCGCAGGCCGCGTCCAACACGTAATCACCTGCTGGCATCAACTGCACACTGCCATTCATGTCTAGGTATTCGATGCTCACCAAAGACTGCACTGGGCATTTCGCAATAAGGATCGCGTGTCCGGGCAGGCTGAAGGACGCATCGCTAGGGACATGCATGGTTAACGCACCCGCAAAGGCATCGAGCACCAACCTCCAGCGGGCAGTCATCAACTGCCTGCCGGTGCGAGTCTCGGCTGCTTGGCGGGCTGCCGTAATCAGCGAGCCGATCAGCGCATCATCGTCATCGACATCCACCCGCAGGTGCTGCTTTGCCTCAAGAAGCGTGATCGGCTCCCCGGCTGGAGCTGAAACGAGTTGCAGCGGCATTTAGACGATCTGCACAACAGCCGCCTGATTCCCTGCATGGGCAGGGAGCTCTCGCGGATTGACGCCCAGGACTTGCGCAGCAGTCTGACTTGCTGCCACACCGACAGTGAGTGACAGGCGAACAAAGCCAAAGCCGTTGACCGTGTCGAGCTCCTCGGGCTTAACGTTGATCAGCGCCTGCTTGTTCTCGCCTGTGGCTTTGACGATCTGGGTGATCGCTTTGCCAGTGATGTCCTTGGCACTGGTGCCAGTGGCATCAACCGCTTGCTGAAACTTCGCATCCACTGTGGCACTGGTTCCGAGCACGCCAGTCTGAACCAAGGAGAGGAGCCCGTGGTGGTTGGCCACAGAAATCCAGCCCGTGGTGACAGTTCCTGCCGCTTGCGCGGCAGGGTCGATGGTGGCAAGGATTGAGAGCAGTTCGCTGCCTTTTGCGTTGGGAAACATATGTTTTCTCCTTTGAGGTCTGGGGTTTAGCGAGCGCCAAGTTGAACAAACGGCGACATCGTGGCGCTGCCTTTGGCTGGCGTGATGGGGCTACTCAGCTTGGACTGGCCGTCCATGCGGAAGGTCGTTCGAAACGCTGTCAGATCAGCATCGAA